TATCATATGGAAAGTATTATAGAGAATTTTTCACAGAATGAGGATGAACCTGAGTTCATTATAGAAGAGATTATCAGTACTGATGAGTATGAAGCCACTAACTTTGCTATGAAGGAATTACTGGTTGACAATAAGTTCAATACTTTCTTAGAAAAGACATTTATTGAAGAATTCTTTAAACCTCTACTTGATGAAGAATTACAGTATGAAATGTATTCTAGTATTAGAAACGATTTAGTAACTTTATTAAAGCATGAAAGTAGGTAACTCCAATGGGTAAGAAAAAGAGTAGATTTGTACAGCAACAACAAAACAATAGACGTTTACAGAATAAAGCAGCTTCTAACATGAATCATGCTATTAATAGATCTAATCGTAAAATGGATGCCTATAAGCAAGATTATGAGAATTCTGTTAAGGAAATTATGTCTAATTTCATCAAAGAAAATGGCTTAGATCCCGATAAGATTCCTAATAACTCTAGAATTCTTATTTATGAACTATTAAGAAAGAATATTGAGAATAAGTTTTATAGTTATGAGGAGTATGTTAAAACTCATCGTGATGATGAGAATATCAATGAATATTATGATGCTCAAAGACTATGTAGAGATAGTCTAGAACAGATTGATTGGATTTATAATTGGACTGAACCTTTAGAAAATTTTGATTATGGTCTATCTGATGGTGAAAACTATAATGATAGAGTAGAAGAAGCTAATGAAAAACTAAAGAATTCTGAAAAGAAATTTGACGAGATTTTAGATATACCTGAACTTATCTGTACATTTGAGAACGATAGTTTAAGACATGAATTCCATAAATTCTGTCAGTTTATAGTAAAGAATGATTTAGATAAGTATTATATCTACATTTCTAATACTATCAAAAATCTTAAGATTCTTAATACAGAAGATCCAATTAAAGACTTTATACTTAAACCTTTTGTAAACGTTGAAATTAGTAAAGATTGTGAGTGAATATAACTATGACTTTTACTTTTCTAAAGAAAGAAGAAGATAGAGTTGTATTTGTTGGAAATCGTTTAGATATATATTTACCAAAATCATATTTTGACGATGATATGTTAGCTGAAGAATTAGGTACTGAAATTAAGACTATTGGTTGTTTTATCATGAAGTACTATAAAGATCTTGATTCTACTAAATATGAGACTTATCAACTATCTCTGCCAGAAGATATAACTTTCTCATTTTCAGAATTTAAAGAAAATGTTAAAGAAGTCCTCATTGAAAGAGATTTCAATGATGATGAAAATGATGGAGATATTGATAGTGAAGATGATGTAGAAGATGCTTATAATGTATATACATTATATCAAAATGATCTTTTTATTACTAACTTGAATCATGCTAAATCCTATAAAAATACTGAAAAATTAGTAAAGTTACATCAAAAAGGAAAGTTACCTAAGACCATTAGATATAGTGATTTTATTAAACTATATATAGAAAATATGGATACTAACTCTACTGATTTACAGGTTCCTTCTTTAATTCTAGAACTTACTATTTCTGAATTAGCTCGTTATAAGAAGAATCCTGAGATTCCTTTTAGACAAGTTATAGGAAAGAATAATAGTAGAATTTCAGAATTAGATTATAAACAGGTGTCTATTAAGGATCTAGCTATGCTTACTTCAACATTTACAGCTATGACTTCTGAAAACATCAATAAGGCCATTATCTATTCAGTTTCTAAATCTAGAACTGAAGGAAAAGAAGCAGAAACTCCTATTGAGCCAACTATAAAATATTAAAATTTAAACTTCGATTACCTTATTTTAGGGTAATCGAAGTTTTTACATATTTTTCAGAACAAGATATTAGATCTATAATTTTGGAAGTTTTATACAAAATTTTAGTTTATATAGGATATATGATAGAAAATTATAATTGTTTAACAACAAATATATAAAAGATTTCTTTATATTAAAAATCTTAAGTAATTCAAAATAAAAGAAAGGAGGATCTGCTGTAAAAAATCATATATACTAAACTATATTTAAATACAGCAGAAAATTTTTATGGCAATTAATTATGTACATCCTTCTGTAAGTAGTACTATTACTGACAATTCTACCGTATATATTACCGCTACAGGTACAACTAAGTTATTTGCTGTCTTTACTTCTGAAAAGGGTGTAGACAATGAGATTAAAATGATAACTTCTGTCTCTGAGTTTGAATTTAACTATGGTGAACCTAACATGAAGCTATACGGTCAGGCTGGTTACAATATTGTTAACTGGTTAAATGCTGGTGGTATTGTATATTGCTTACGTGTCCTTCCTGAAGATGCTGGTTATGCAAATGCTATTGTAAACATTCAAACTAAAGTTTCCACTAAGGAAGTTCTTGATGCAAATGGAGAATTAGTAAGAGTTGATAACGTAGAGTTAAGACCTTGTGTTACTTACACTAATGTTAACAATACTTCTAAGTCCTCTATTGAATTTAATGAACTAAGACGTTCAACTTCTACTACTGTTGATGGTTTTAGAAATAACATGATCTTTGCAGTAATTCCAAAGGGTAGAGGTGCTGGTTATAATAATCTAGGTTTTAGATTTACTTTAACTGATGCTTATGATTCTACTTATGAATTTAGACTGTATAATTTCGAAGTTACTATGACCTCTGATTCTGGTAGTACTTCTACAGTACAAGGTCCTTTCCTAGTATCTCTAGATCCAGATGCAATGTCTAACAGTGGTAGTTCTTTATTCATTGTTGACGTTATTGATAGATATTGTGATTACTTCACTATTATCTTCAATGAAGCTAACTATGAAGCATTAGCTAACCAAATCAATCCTTATGTACATCCTAATAAGATTGACTTCTTCAATGGTACTAGTCGTCTAGTAAATGGCGAGTATGAAACTTATTATGATGAGCGTACTAAGCGTGAGGAAGATGTTCATCTATCTATCATTAACTATATTGACGGTATTGCTACCGATGAAAGAAATATCGTAAATGTTAATGATAATGTTGAAGCTTCTATCGTTCTAATTGATAATACTTACCGTAATGAGCAATTCAGTCGTTATGAAAATAGCTTTGAGCGTGTTAAGGAAGCACTAGGTATTGTTAGAAAGATTCAAATTGGTAATGCTGATAGTACTACATTTACTTCTATTAAATTAGATACTATTGTTAATGCTTCTAATGAAGTCACTTTAGGAGAAGGTATTAACATTCTATCTGATGATAAATCACTAGAAACTGCTTATAGTGCATTTGATATTTCTAAGCAAGCTCTAGAAGCTGAAGTTAGTGAAGAAGCTTATGAAGTAGCAAATCTAGATATGTATAATCTATCTAATTCTGTTGAGACTTTAATCAACCAGTTATATGAGCTATATGACTATGCTAGAATTAGTCATGGTGTTGATAGTTCTTATGCTTCAACTGTAACTTCTATTCTAACTGATCTAAAGTATGTTGAGTCTAATATCAAAGCTATTACTGTTACTGAACTAAATTGTAATAAGTATAAGAGTACTATTTCTGATCTACTAGTAAAATATAATGATCTAGAAATTTCTGGTAGTAATGCTGAAAGAGAAGAATTCTTCTTAGAAATCATTGATAAAGCAAATGATATTATCTCTGTACTAAAGAGAATTTCTGATAATAATAGTATTTTTGCTGATGCTAAACTCACTAATGTTGAAAATCGTCTAGCTAACGTAAAAACTATTTATAACATTCTCACTGATGAATACGTAATTCGTAGTGATTATGATGATGCAATGACTAATGGTTGGACTGTTATTGGTGAACTATTAACTGCAGATAGTCTAACATTTGCTATTAACTTAGCACTACTAGAGAATAAGAGTTTCGTATATAACGATATTAAGTCTAATTTAATAGCTCTTAAATCCAGTATTCTATCTTTCATCCGTACTGTCGTTTCTAATATTGCTAGTTTTGATTATAATCTAGCTAAGAATTCTGTAATTTCTATTGAAAATGAGTTAGCTCAAATGAAACAGTATACTTATTATACTATTCTACAGAATTATGATTCTTACATTGGTTTAATGTATGGTACTGATGGTTCTATTGAAGGTGTTCCTTACAATGATAATAGAATCGAACAGCTAATTATTGCAGGTTATAAGGGTACTATTGATACAAGCTTAACTGATAAAGATCAGTGGCCTATCGATATGGTACTTGATGCTAATTATTCTGCATCTATTAAGAATGCTATTTCTACTCTATGTACTGAAATCCGTGATGACTTTATGGGTATTCTAGATACTGAGTTACAGGCTTCTCCTGCTGATGCTATTGAATATAGAAAGAATTCTATTATTGTCAATAACTTCCGTCTAGCTATCTTCACTCAGGACTTTATTGTTACTGATGCTGAATATACTGGTAATAATATCCAGGTTACTCCTACTTACTTCTTAGCATCTAAGATTCCTGCTAACGATGATAATAGTGGTATCCATTGGAACTTCGTTGGTCCTCGTCGTGGTACTATTTCTGGTTATAAGTCTATTTCCTTCTTACCTAATCCTGAGTGGAGAGAAAGACTATATAATGCACAGGTTAACTACGTACAGCAAGACCAGGTTTCTACAAGATTTGGTTCTCAGTTAACCTCTCAGACTAATATTTCTGCTCTGTCTAACATTAGCTGTGTCCGTACTCTATTACGTATTCAGCGTGATGTTGAGGATCTAATGAAGAACTATCAGTTTGAGTTTAATGATGATGTTACCATTACCAATGCTCAGACTGCTCTAAACGCTTATCTAAATCAGTGGATTTCTAATAGAGCTTGTGATTCCATTTCTGGTATTGTCTATGCATCTGACTATGATAGACAACAGAAGCTACTTCGTGTTAAGGTTGAACTTTCCTTCAACTCTATCATCGAACGCATTGCTATTGACCTAGTTGTCAATGCTTAATTTATGAACTAATTATTAGAGCAAATAATTACTAAAGTTGAGAGGATAGAAAATACTCTTTTCTATCCTCTCACATTAAAAAATGAAATTTTTAATTTGAAAGGAGACAAGCTTTTATGTTAAGACACGATTCCAATAACGTAATTGTCTTTAATAACAATAATGGCCCTGCAAGTACTAAGAGCTTCTTTAACGGCTCCTATAATACTATGATGCTAGATTTTGATCCTCTAGTATCTGGCTATTCTTTCTTTAAGTGGATTGTTGTTCCTTCTTGGGTTACTCAGGCTTTCCCTGATTTCCAAGCTATGACTGAAAAGAACTTCTTATCTGGTTTCTCTCTAGCTGATATGGAACTACAAACTACTGAAGTTACTCATGGTTTTGCAGCTAACCAGTATAATATTGCTTCTACTATGAATAAGGGTAGTTCTGGTGAATTCTCTATTACACATCGTGAATTCTCTGGTTCTCCTATTCGTAACATGTATCAGTACTGGATTACTGGTATCCGTGATCCTGAAACTGGTATTGCTACTTATCCTCGTGTTCATGGTACTGACTATGCAGCTAAGAACCATACTGGTGAGCTAGTTTACATTGTTACTCGTCCTGACGCTAATAACGTTGGTCGTAACAATATCGAGTTTGCTTGCTACTACACTGCAGTTATGCCTACTCGTATTATGTTATCCCAGTTTGCATTTACTCATGGTACTCATGATGCAGTTGAATATGAGCAGAATTTCCGTGGTGTTTTCCATATGAGTTCTAAGGTTGACGCATTTGCTAAGCAAGTTCTAGACGAGAAAGTCTATGGCTTTATGGAGCTTGGTGAATTCGATCCCACTACTCCTAATGCTGGTAAATTCACTATGGATGAAGACTTCATTGCAGATACTAAAGTTGGTGAAGTTGGTACTTATGGCTTTACTAATGTTGATCGCAGCCTAGGTGGTAGTGCTCAGAACTTTATTTAACCTAACATAAAAATTTAGACTATACCCTTTTAAGGGTATAGTCTAAATTCTTTTTAAAAATTAGAAACCACTATCTAAACCGCCACCAACTTCATCAGGTGGATTCATAGATGCATTTTTAATTTTAGTTTCTGTTTTGTTAGTCTTTGCTTTATCAAGTAATTTTTCATACTTATCCCAATCGAAAGTACTAAGCACATCTTTAGTTAATTCACGTTTAAACTCATATTGCAATTCAGCATCATTCTGATCTACTAGAGTACTAGTTACAAAGTCAATAATATCTCTAGAGTTGTTAATGCGTTCTGTAATAGTAGTCATATTTAATGCTTGTGGTGGTGGGAATTGGACGGATAAAGATTCTAAGTTAAAGAAAGTATTCTCAAACATGACACTTGCTTTATCTACATTTTCTTTCTCTTCCTTAGTATCAACTAATATAGTATCGTCTTTAGATTTTTGATTTAGTTTCTTAAACTCTTTTTTAGCTCTAGCTAAATCGTAATCATTAAGGAATTCATTCTGATAAAGTAAACGGAACATTTTTGTGAATTGTCTACCTAGAATCTTTTGCCAAACTAGAATAGAACGAACAAACTTACCATTCATCATACCTAAAGATCTAGCAAATTCTGTCTGTTCAGAATAGCTAAGAAATTCTGGTGGGATACCAATACCAGAAATCATAGATTTTAGTAAGTAATCTAAGAAATCATTTGTGATTTCCACATTCATACCAGGGATCATAATTGTTAATACAAGTGTATAAAGCTTGTATCTAAAAATATGCTCTAGATTTAACTAGAGATCAGACTATATCTTCTATGTTTTCTATATCCAATGTATTTACATCGTACTATATAGTCGTTGAACCTTATTGAAGGCTGCTGATTGTACTTTAAAGTATTTTCCAGCAATTAAGAAAATTTAGAGACACCTACCCTAAACTTTAAGTGTCTATTTCAACAGGTTTTTGCAAAGTTAAGTTTCAATTATTTCTATTACATCATTTTTTAAAAGGAATTTTTGTAAGATATCATCAATATTTGATTCTTTAAAATAAGGTATTCTTAATAAAGGTATATTATTTTCTAAACAGAATTTGTTTTTTCTTTTATCTCTTTCTTGAGTGTTTAAGAATTCTTCTTCAGACATATTGAATTTTCTATTATAATGCTGAGAACCATCATACTCAATTGCAATGTTGTATTCTGTTAGATAAAAATCAAATCTTAAACGACTTCTTTTATTTTCTACCTCATCTTCAGTTATTGGATGTTCTTTTTTATATTTGATTTCAAGTTGATCTAAATACTCTGATATCTTTCTTATTCCTTTAGATTCTTTTATAATTTCATTGCATCTTGGACATCTGTTATGTGAATTTAGAAAACCATCTGGTGTTACTTTATACTCATGAAAATCACAAAGTTCACTATTATGTCTTACGTAAATTTTTGTATCATTAGTTTGATATTCTTCTAAAAAAGTATATTCATCTTTTACTTGTTCATATACTTGTTTTAAAAATTCGTCGTTTTCTTTTCTTACTTTTTGTGGAAAACATTTTGGACATCTAGTTCCTTTTGTCTTTATAAATACTTTAGGAACTACATTCCATGTATGACCACATGTATTATGTTTCATTTCAATCAAATCTTTATTATATTCAGTACTAAGTACACTATATTCATTACCATATTTTAAGTAAACTGCATCTTTAAATGTTTCTAGTGTATATGGAATATTTCCTGCGCACTTAGGACAACGTTTACCTGATTTGAAATGACTAGGTGTAACAGAGTATGGATGTATACCACCATCTTTACACTTATTATGACGAATGTCAATTTTAGTAGAATCATTTACATAATTTCCAGTAACAGTATATTCATCACCAGTTTGTTCTTTTACAAAATTTTTAAAGTTCTCTAAACTTCCAAAACTTTTTTTACCCATTTAAAAACCTCCTTAAATTGTTACTTTAATTGATTGTTAGTAAAATTTAGGAGTTTTATAATTGAAACTTTAAATCAAAAGTTCGTTAAACTTTTTCTAAATATCTCTATTTAGATTAGACTATATCTTTTTCATTCTTATTTCAGATTTACTAAAATCTTACTTATATAGTCGTTGAACTAGTATAAACTAGCTGCTGATTTTACAATTTTTGTATGTTCCAGCAATCAAAGAATTTTATGAGAGCCAAAAATCTGTTTAACCCTCAACTACAGGAATGTAATAATCTTGGAAGGTTCCTATAGCATTTAGAAGAGTATTAATATCCTCACCAAAATTACTCATTTTGATATCTTTGGTTTTAATATCTCTCATAAACTGTTGAACGACAGCTTCAGTATCATTATCAAGATCGACTTCTATATAAAAGGCTCTCTTTTCTGGACTTCTTACCAGTCTTAACATTACCTGTGATGTTAAAACAGCTAGATATAGTTTAGCACTAAATAGAATGGACTTAAAAATACTATCATAATAGTCTTCAGTACCTTGACCGAAGTGTACTACTTCACCAGGTTTTAGATAAACCATTCTAATTTGTTTATTTAATAAGTAATTCTGTTTTAGTAATTCATAAACAGTGTCTTTAAATTGAGGGTTCTTATTGATAAACTTCTTATCAATCTTCTTTGCCATATTCTTAACAAAAACATCAGTAATTAAACGATATTTTGCATTAATGATATCTGGCTTCTCATTTGCCTGAGATTTAAAAGAAGTAAAAATATTGGAAGATACACTATAACTACCAGTAGTTAGCATGTCTGCATTATTTTCTAGATTTTCAATATAATAATAACCATATTCAAAATCATCTAAAACTAGTTTAATAGTTCTTTCTGGTTGTAGAATTTTTAATACAGAACCACCAACTCTAATTTCATCTTTAGATTTCTTACTAGAATTAAAAGGATTTAGATTTTTTCTATCTTCCTTGTTTTGATGTTGGAAGTTATTAAAAAGATCCTTTTTACTACTGATATTAAATTGCTTAGATATCTCTACATTATCTTCTAATAAGCAAGATGAATCTTCAGTAAATACAAAATTATTATTAAGAATCTCAGCTATATCATGAGTTAATCTTTCTTTAGTCTCATTAAATACCTTTACTTCTTCATTGTAAAGTTTTAAGTCATGTTGATAAGCTTCATTCAGTTTTTTACTATCAGTTATGTTTTTATAGTCTGATCTTTCAGGCTTATTCTTAGATGGAATCTTTACATTCTCAATACTGAACATTTCTGATAATTGAATGATATCATCATCACTTAGTTCAATATCAGATTGATTTAGCTGTTTGTTATAAGAATTTACTTCAGTTCTATATTCTTCTGATAACATTACTTTAGAAATTTCATCATTCATCTTTAAAACAGCAACAAATTGATCGCCTAATTTTAAAGTTTCTTTTAAGATTCTCTTAGTAATAATATCTAGATTATATCTCTCTACTAATGTTTTACAGTTTTTTATTATTTTACCATTTTCATCAGTAGCTTCTTTATTTGATAGAATTACATCATCTAGATAAATATTAAAAATGTCTTTAGTAAAATCATCAGGAGACATAATGTTATCAACATATGTGTCTAGTGCTTGAGACATCTGGGGGATATTTTCGTAAATTAGCTTATAACTGCTATATAATTGAAATCTTCCAGATTCTTGACTAAATAGCTCATTCATTGAATAGATGTCAGTATTATTGACCATAGATTCAATATCAGCTAATTGCTTTTTAACTTGTTCTACTTTTGCTGAACGATTAGGACGACCTACTGAATTATTACTATTTTTCATACTGACAGCATTAAAGAATTCAATAATGTCATCGCCAGTTGACTTCTTATATCTGAACATAATACTATCTATGTTATTTTTAATATCAGATAAATCTCTATAATTATCGTCACCAAATTTTTCAGTAGTACCATATAACTCAGCAGTAGATAGTTTAGATACAGACCTAAATTGGTCTAGCTTATCTTTCATAGTCAGTTCCTTTTTATCTGGCAAAACCCCTTCAACTCCTTTCTTTTATGTGTTTATTGTATTGTTTTTGTTATGTTGTTTTGTAAAAGATTAAAGATATATAGAAATATATATTCTAGTATTAGAAAGGAGTAATATGAAATTTTTTAGATTAGAGATATAAAAAACTCTTAATTAATGAAAATTGAGTTTTATACTTAATAAGGAGGTTTTCTAATTGAACTTTAAGAAAAGAAGTCCTTTTAGTGATTTTTCAGATGATGATTGTATTTCCGAAACTATAATGAAAGAAGCACCTAATGATAGAGATTTAAAGAACATTAGACGTATCTTATCAGATTTTGGATTAAAGAATTTAAAGATCCCTAATTGTAAAACTAGATTTGAATTACAACATTGGCTTAGAGAAGTAGTAGGAGAGAAATTTAAAGATAAGGAGGAAAAGAAAAAATCATGAGTTTTTATCAATTAACAAAAACTATAAAGTGTCAAGATTATGACAATAAAGGAAATCGTTTTGACATTCTTATCAAGGTAATGAAAGATGAAGAAACTGGTGAGAAAGTTGTAGAAACAATAGAAGACCCAGACTTTACTTACTATGTAACAGAAGATGAACATGAACTAGAAGAACAAGTCAACTATATAGAGAAGGAAAAAGTGAGAGAAGTTACCACTCCATATAGTAACATTGTAAAATCTGTAGCATATGAAACTGGTCAGGAAGATTTCTTCTGGAATTGTATTAAGAACAAGAAGTTTAGCCAATCTAAAGCAGTATTCTTAGATCCTAATGTTCATGGTTCTGATATAGATCTAGAAGATTATTACATTGGAAAACATTATAGTGAATATCCAGTAGAACAATCTAAGAATGAGTTCACTAAAGCATTTTTCGATATTGAAGTAGATTCAATGCATATTATAGGATTCCCTAATCCTGAAGATGCTGAATGTCCAGTAAATGCTATATCTTTCTTCAATGATAGTAACATGACTCTATATGGACTATTTTTAAGAAATCCTGATAATCCTTTGATTGAAGAATTTGAAACTAATCGACTAAAGGATTTCAAGAAAAAGATCAAGCAAAAGTATAAGGAAAAGGGTTTAGATATCAAACTAAAACTAATCTGGTATGATGAAGAAGACGAACTATCACTTATTGCAGATTTCTTCTGTTTGATCAATACTCTAAGACCTGACTTTGCTAGTGGATGGAATATATTCGGATTCGATATTGAGTACCTAATTAATCGTATTGTGCAATTAGGTGCAACTCCGAATGATATTATTTGTGCTGAAGATATTCCATATAAGTATAACTATCTATACAAAGATACTAGAAACCAGGATCCTGGTGATAGTGGTTCTTCTTTTAACTGTACTAATTATACTAATTTCATAGATGGCATGCTACTATTTGCTAATCTAAGAAAAAGTGCAAAACGAGAATCCTATTCTTGGATGCTATTGC